TTCCGATCTATGCAGAATCACACGGCGGACTCGATCAAGTCGCTGGAAGGATACGATCGGGCGTGGGTTGAAGAAGCGCAGAGCTTGAGCCAGCGCAGCCTAGACCTGCTGCGCCCGACTATCCGCAAACCTGGGTCTGAGCTTTGGTTCACATGGAATCCTAGTCAGGCAAGCGACCCGGTCGATCATTTATTGCGTGGCCCAACGCCGCCGCCTGGCTCGGTGATTCTGCCCGTCAATTACGACGACAACCCGTGGTTTCCTGAAGTGCTACGCGCTGAGATGGAATACGACAGGCGGCGCGACCCCGACAAGTATTCGCATGTCTGGCTCGGTGGATACCTGCAAAACAGCACGAGCCGGGTGTTTAGCAACTGGCGAATCGAGGAGTTTGACGCACCGAAAGACGCGGTGCATCGGCTTGGCGCTGACTGGGGGTTTGCCAGTGATCCGACAGTGCTAGTGCGTTGTCACATCGTTGGGCGAACGTTGTACATTGACCACGAGGCATACATGGTCGGGTGTGAGATCGTGAATACGCCAGACCTGTTTATGACAGTACCTGAGTCTGAAAAGTGGCCGATGGTGGCAGATAGCTCACGACCTGAGACAATCTCACACATGCGTTCGCATGGCTTTCCAAAGATTATGCCAGCAGTAAAAGGGGCGAAGTCGGTCGAGGAGGGTATAGAATGGCTAAAAAGCTTTGATATTGTTGTGCATCCTCGTTGTAAACATACAATCGACGAATTGACATTATATAGTTATAAAACAGACCCTTTGACTGGTAAAGTTTTGCCTATATTGGAAGATAAAAGCAATCACGTTATTGATGCGCTAAGATATGCCTGTGAAAGCGCAAGGCGCGCCCAGCCCAAAAAGGTTGAAAACTTTGTGCCATTGCCAACAATCAACCGCTGGGGCGACAATACGCGCAGGCATTAAGGAAACCATAAATGGCTCGAATCTCTAAAGACCAGTATCTTGCAAACCTGCACGCTGAGGCGCTGGCAGAGTTCGACAATATCCAGTCTGCATTGCGCGATGAGCGCCTGCAATGCCTGCAAGATCGGCGCTTTTACTCGCTGGCTGGTGCTCAGTGGGAAGGCCCGCTTTGGGATCAGTACGAAAACAAGCCAAAGTTTGAAGTTAATAAGATTCACTTGGCCGTCATTCGCATCATTAACGAATACCGAAACAATCGAGTTTCGGTGTCGTTCGTGAGCAAAGAAGGCGATGAATACGATAGCCTGGCCGATACCTGCGCCGGTCTTTATCGTGCCGACGAGCAGGATAGCGTGGCCGATGAAGCCTACGACAACGCCTTTGAAGAGGCTGTCGGCGGGGGGTTTGGGGCGTGGCGTCTGCGCACCGAATACCAGGATGACGAAGACCCGGACGATGACCGGCAGCGTATTTGCATCGAGCCGATTTTCGATGCTGATTCGTCGGTGTTCTTTGATCTTGAAGCCAAGCGTCAGGATAAGTCAGACGCTAAAAAGTGCTTCGTCATTACCTCGATGACGCGTGAGGCATATAAGGCTACGTGGGGAGATGACCCGACTAGCTGGCCGAAAGTAGTGCATCAATCCGAATTCGACTGGTGCACCCCTGACGTTGTGTATGTTGCAGAGTACTACCGCGTTGAGGAAAAGAGCGAGACGGTTCGCATCTTCCGCACGATCTCGGGCGATGAAGAGCGTTACAGTCAGGCCGATTTTGACGAGGACGAAGAGCTTGAAGAGCGCCTTGCTGCCATTGGCTCGACTGAAGTGCGCTCGAAGAAGTACAAGGTAAAGCGCGTCCGCAAGTACATCATGAGCGGCGGCAAGATTCTTGAGGATTGCGGATACATCGCAGGCAAGTGCATTCCTATTGTGCCGGTGTATGGCAAGCGCTGGTTTGTGGATAACGTCGAGCGCTGCATGGGGCATGTGCGGCTGGCGAAAGATGCCCAGCGCCTTAAGAACATGCAGCTATCAAAGCTTGGCGAGATCAGCGCGCTGTCTAGCGTTGAGAAGCCTATTCTCACGCCTGAGCAAGTGGCGGGGCACCAGATGATGTGGGCAGAGGATAACCTTAAAGATTATCCGTACCTGCTTATCAATCCAATCACCGATGCCAACGGCAATATGACCGTTGGCGGGCCTGTTGCCTACACCAAAGCGCCAAATGTGCCGCCTGCCCTGGCTGGCTTGCTGCAAGTCACTGAACAGGACATGCAGGACATCCTCGGAAGTTCGCAGCAAGCCGATAAGATGGTGTCGAACATCAGCGGCAAAGCCGTTGAGATGATTCAACAGCGGTTGGACATGCAGGCATTTATCTACATGTCGAACTACTCCAAAGCCATCAAACGCAGCGGTGAGATTTGGTTGTCGATGGCGAAGGAAATCTACGGCGAAGAAAAGCGCAAGATGAAAGCCGTCTCAGAAGGTGGAGAGGTATCGGCAATCGAGCTTCTAAAGCCCACCATCAATGAAGAGTCTGGCGAGATTGAGCTTGAAAACGACCTGAGCGAAGCCGCGTTTGATGTGGCCGTTGAGGTTGGCCCGTCCAGTGCCAGCAAGCGAGCCGCTACTGTGCGTGCTCTAACTGGCATGTTGGCAATCAGCGATGACCCGGAAACCAAGCAAGTGTTGCAAGCCATGGCGATGATGAACATGGAAGGCGAGGGCATCAGCGATGTTCGGAAGTTCTTCCGCAAGCGCCTGGTTAGCATGGGTGTAATCGAGCCGAACCAACAGGAAGCCGAACAAATGGCCGTGATGATGCAGGGCCAGCAGCAAGACCCGAATGCGGTATTCCTTCAAGCCGCGGCTGAGGAGGCTACCGCCAAAGCTGCCAAGGCTCGGGCTGATACCGTTAAGACGGTGGCCGATGCTGAGTTGAGCCGCGCTCGTACCGTGGAAACGCTGGCGAAGGTTGATATGGATTCGCAAGACCACGCGATTAATATGGCGCGTGAGATTGGTGGCGCTATTGCAGGACAAGTGCAACCGCTGCAATGATTTTTAGCGGCATCCACCCAGCCGCCTAAATGGGTGAGTTAAACGGGGGCTTTATGACGCAAACGGCAGTGATGGAGGAACAGATCGAAGTCGAGGAAGTCGAAGAGCAGGAAGGCGAAGAGCATCAGGATGAGCAAGTTGGCGATGAGAACCAAGCCGTCGCAGACCAGAATGATGAACAGCCCGAAGAGCAGTCAGACGAACAAGACGAGATCGTTGTATCTATCGGTGAGGAATCGCCACCTCATGAAGAAGAAACTCGTGCGCCTGAATGGGTTCGTGAGCTGCGGAAAGCAAACAGGGAAAAAGAGCGTCGCATTAAAGAGCTTGAGGCCAAGCTAACCCAGACAACTGAGACTAAGCCGGTTGCGTTGGGGCAAAAGCCTACGCTTGAAGCCTTTGATTACGACTCTGACAAGTACGAAAGCGCGTTGTCTGACTGGTACGAGCGAAAGCGCGAAGTTGATCTGCAAGCTGAGAAGCAACGGCAGGTTGAGAAAGCGCAACAGCAAGCCTGGCAGGAAACGCTTGAAGCCTACGGCAAGGCGAAAGCCTCGCTAAAGGTGCGTGATTTTGAGGACGCTGAAGCTACGGCCCAAGAGACTCTCGACATTACGCAGCAGGGCATCATCGTGCAAGGGGCTGAAAACCCCGCCTTGGTTGTTTATGCGCTCGGCAAGAACCCCAAAAAGGTGAAAGAGCTTTCTTTGATTAAAGACCCCGTGAAGTTTGCCTTCGCGGTAGCAAAACTGGAGACTCAGTTGAAAGTTAGCAATCGCAAGGCGGCCCCGCCGCCCGAGAAGGTGGTCAAAGGTACTGGCCGCGTTTCAGGATCGGTGGACTCAACCCTTGAACGGCTGCGTGAAGAAGCTGCGAAGTCTGGCGATATGAGCAAGGTTATCGCCTACAAGCGGCAGGTGCGCGCAAAACAAAACTAATTTAGGAGTTTTTAATCATGGCTAACGCCTTTAGCAAAGAAGAACGCGTTGCGTTTGAAGATATCCTGGAAGGCTTTCAGGACGCTCTCGTGCTGTCCCGTAATGTGGCTGTCTATAACACCGACAGCACCATGATGGAACGGACGGACAACGTCCTGTGGCGTCCCCAGCCTTACATCAGCCAGTCGATCTCCGCCGCCCCTGGCGTGGACATCAGCGCTCAGTACAAGAACTACACCCAGCTTGCTGTTCCGGCCACCCTTGGTTACAGCCAGTCTGTGCCTTGGACGCTGAACGCTTTCGAACTGCGCGATGCGCTGCAAGAAGGTCGCCTTGGCGATTCCGCCAAGCAAAAGCTTGCTTCCGACATTAACGTTGCGATCATGAACGTCGCTGCTGCTCAGGGAACTCTCGTGGTGGATCGTCCCTTGGCCGCCACCGGCTTTGATGACGTGGCGCAGTGCGAAGCCATCATGAACGAGCAGGGCGTTCCTGCTTATGACCGCTATCTTGCCCTCTCGACCCGTGACTACAACGGCATGGCGTCCAACCTTGGCAATCGTCAGTTCCTCGGCGCTGGCAAGACCCTGACCGCCTACGAGCGCGCTTATGTCGGCATGGTGGCGTCGTTTGACACCTACAAGCTGGACTACGCCAACCGTATCACTGCCGCTGCTGGCTCCGGCATTACCATTGACACCGCTACTGGCGTCAATGAATACACCCCGCAGGCGACCACGAACTCTGTGGCGGGCATTCTGAACGTGGATAACCGCTTCCAGACCGTGACCGTGTCGAGCACCACCGGCGTGGTTGCTGGCGATGCATTCACCATTGACGGTGTGAATGCTGTTCATCACATCACCAAGGGTGACACCGGCCAGCTCAAGACCTTCCGCGTGATCTCGGTTGATAGCTTGACCACCATGACAATCAGCCCGCCGATCATCGCGGCTGCTACCACGCCGACCGATGCTGACTTCCAGTATCA